GCACCAGTAGGGCCAGTAGGTCCTACCTGTGTATAAGTAACCTGAGTTACTGTGACAATCATGGATGGGATGGCTGGTGCTGGAGAAGTAGTGGTGTTGTTCTTGATATATGAACTTAGGTTGTCCGTAGACCACATGAACTCAAATTCATCATCAGCATCAAGTTCTAGAACATAGTTCCAAGAAGTGACGTATGCAGGGGCTTTTCCTGCTAGTCGGACTGTTCCTGCTGAGGCAGCAATGTTGCTGCCATTAAGTCTTCCCCAGATGTGGATGAAGGACTCGTACGAGGTGCTAGTTGTGTCTGATGCCAACTGTGCAGAGAACTGAATGTTGTAGGTTCCAGCATTAGCAACAGTAATAAGGCTACCCGAAGTAACTGTGACACCGATGCCGTCTGGGTCAAAGCTGTTTAGGGTAATCGGATAAGCGGTGTTGATTGTTGTTGCTACTTGGTCAGTAGTGTCCCAGAATGAACCCCAGTTGGCGATGGTTCCACCAAGACCTGGGTCACCAGCATCACCAGTTCGCACAAAAGTAACGTTGACATCGGTGCCGTCAGCAAATGAAGTTACTGAACCTGATAGGTAGACAACTGGAACTGCAAAGTATCCAGTTGAGTGAGTGTGGGCTCCATTGATGGCGTAGTAAGCAAAATTGGCAGAGTTGCCAACCTGCTCCATTTTAAAGTGACCCTTGATAGTAGACGTCGAGTCATCAATAGTGTCTAGATACGCTTGGTTGTCTACAGAGTTAAGGTCTAAAACGTCAATGTAAAGTTGGTTAGCAACGCTAAGGTTTGCGTTGTTGAGTTTTAGGTTTCCAGCACCTGGGTCGCTGTTAGTCGTGTTAGTCAGGTAGTTGTAAACAAATACTGCACCACCGAATGAGCCAGGCTCACCCTGTGGTCCAGTGGCTCCTTGCGGACCTGTTGGTCCTTCAGCACCAGTGGGTCCAGTCTCACCCTGCGGACCAGTAGGCCCCAAATCTCCCTGTGGTCCTGTGGGTCCTAGGTCTCCAGGAACACCCTGCATACCTTCAACGCCCTGAGGTCCTGTAGGCCCAAGGTCGCCTTGTGGACCCGTTGGGCCTTCTGCCCCAGTCGGTCCCGTAGGGCCAAGGTCACCTATCGAAGATACTAACTCCCAGCCATAACCAGGGGGAGAGTATGACGAAAAAACACCAGCGGCTGTGTAGTACGAAGAGCCCTCAAACTCAACTACGTCACCAGGAGCGTAGTCAACTCCGTTTACCCACGCACCTGTAAAGTTCCAAAGAACTGCTGGACCAGTAGGGCCAGTTTCACCCATAGGGCCAGTTTCACCCATAGGGCCAGTAACAGTTGAGTCTGCGCCAGTAGGTCCTGTGGGTCCCTGTGGCCCTGTTTCTCCCTGAGGGCCCGTAGGACCGACTTCACCTGGGACACCTTGAAGTCCTTCAACGCCCTGTGGACCAGTCGGACCGATATCTCCTTGAGGGCCAGTAGGCCCAACTTCTCCTTGTGGTCCTGTTGGTCCAAGTTCGCCCTGTGGACCAGTTGAACCAAGTTCGCCCTGTGGCCCAGTGGGGCCAAGTTCTCCTTGAGGACCTGTCGGCCCAACTTCACCCTGAACACCCTGAAGACCTTCAACACCCTGAGGGCCTGTTGGACCTATGTCTCCATGTTCTCCAGCAGGACCTGTAGGACCTTCATATCCTTGCGGACCTGTTTCACCCTGAGGGCCCGTAGGACCGATGTCTCCTTGTGGGCCTGTAGGACCCACATCTCCTTGAGGGCCTGTTGAGCCAACGTTTCCTTCAACACCCTGAGCACCTTGAGGGCCTGTAGCGCCCACTTCACCCTGTGGTCCCGTGACACCTATAGGTCCCGTAGGTCCTTGCGGACCAATGTTACCTTGAGGCCCAGTTGGACCAACCTCGCCAGCAAGACCCTGGTCACCAGTGTTACCAATAGGGCCAGTAGGGCCTGTAAATCCTTGCACACCTTGCGGGCCCGTAGGTCCAGTAGGTAGATATAGAGGGCTAGTTTGCCATTCACCATCTTCATAAATGTAAATGTCTGGAGCACTAGGGTTTTCAGTAAGGACTATTGCCCACCTATTAACTTCAAATCCATCTGGAAATGCTTCGTCTAACTCGTTGAAAGACTGAAAGGTGGACACAAATTCGGCAGGAGCACCTGCAGGGCCAGTAACCGTAGAAGCGGCTCCTGCGGGCCCTGTAGGGCCTGTGGGACCCCTTTGACCAGGAACACCAGGAAGAAGGCTGATGTCAATCTCAGGGTAGCCAGGGCTGTTAGGAACAAAATCTCCAGTACCAGAAAGTAGAGAGATGTCTACTTCAGGCATTCTAGGTGCGTCAGGATTAATTGGCATTAGAGAATTGCCGTCCTAGCTCGTGCAGTAAAGAACTTCCCACCCTTAATTTCAACAGGAAGAATAGTTCCGCTATTAGGGTCAGTGTTCTCAGGGTCAACAAGCTGTAGTGACCAGTAAGTTCTTTCAGCAATACGTAGGGTTTGGTCTGAAGTCAAAGACAACGTAGCAGTGTAGGTTCCTTCGCCGTCATCAGTAACCTCAAGGTCAAAGATTTGAGCTGCCAATACGCTTGAACGTTGAGGCAGCAACTTGGCTGCGAATGAGGTGCTTTCGTCAAACTCGCCTGTGAAAGTGATTTCTGCTGTAAATGCACGGCCTTGGTAAGCAGTAAGCTCCCCACCCTCGGTAATCCAAGGAATAGGCTTGTCTCCGTAGGTTGGTGGTGGGGTGTCCACACGCTGCGGGAATGAACGGTCGTCCACTTCTTGAGGAGTGTACAGTGGGACATAGCGCCCAGTCGCCTTCGAGATTCTACGAAGACTAAAGATGTCGATTGAGAACATACCAATTCCAAGGTGAACACAAAGTTCTTGATACTGTGCTTTACGCACGTTCATCATTTCCATCAACTGGCGGTAACGCTCAGAACGAGGGATACTTACACCATCCGGTGCTGAGATGTCGATGTCGAACGAAGCATCGGTTGCGAGAGTATAAAGGGCAAGACTAGTTGCGTAAACTACGACTGGGTACTCTTCAATAGCAGGTAGGTTTACTGCGCTCAGCGTACGCCCCAAAGAGTCGGTGTGCTTGGCTGCGTGTTGAGAAATTGCAGACTCCACAATGTACGTTAGTTCGGCAGCAGTAAAGTAGCGGTAAAATAAACCGCTTACCTGGATTTCATCCCCGTCATCAGGAACACTATCAAACACCAAAACACCCGAAGATTCTTCAACAGATGTAGTAGATGTGACGTCCGTACCATTTAAAGTAACGTAAACTTGCGCTGCATCCAGAGGAGAGTGTTGGATGTTAAAGCGGTTGGTTGAGCCGTCTGCGACAAACTGAACGACGAAAGATTTACCAGTGTCGCCCAGCTCTAAACGCACCTTGCTAACAAGGGTGGTGATGTCTGCCATCAATCCTCCGAAAAGTCTATGTATTTATGTTCTCGCATAACGCGTCTAAATACAGCGTAAAAAAGTCCGCCCTGCTGGTGAGGAGGGCGGGGACCAGCAGGACGGACAGTTTAAGAGGTTACTTAACCAATAGAGGAAACGTAACCAAGATTGTCTAGGTAAGCAGCAAGGTCACGAGAAACCTTGTAACGAACTCCAGCTTTAAAACTAAAGCTGTTTCCTACACCGAAAGTCATGTCTTCGATGTCTTGGTGAGTGCGGATTACCACAGTATCGTTGTTGACTGAAACACCGACAGTCTCAATCTCATCAATGAGAATTGGGGCGTCTGGGCGCTTTGGGTCAAATACGTCGTTCTGCAGGCTTTCAATCTCAGCCGCGCGACTTAGTGAAATTTCGTCTGCACGGTCCTGAAGGGCCTTAGCGTTGGCTTTGCGAGCATTCTCTGCTGCCTTGCCAGTTGCGTCCAATGGACTAGTTGTTGGGTTTGCCACGATGTTTGTCTTCCTGTTAGTGTGTTTTTGTTTGTGTTGGGGGACCAGGAGAACCTGGCCCCCCTTCACGAGTTTTAGCTATTAGTTGGTGTAAACCTTGTTGATAGCCTGGTCGGTGATAACACCGAGACCCCAGATTGCGTACCATGCTAGAGCGTGCTCACGACCAAAGTCTAGAACACCACCATCACGGAGCTCAACTGGAAGTGAGATAGCGTGACCGAATGCGTTGTCACCAATCATGATTGACTCGTAGACTTCTGCAGCGTTACCGGTCGCGTTAGTTAGGTAACCCTTCTCAGCAGTGAAGTCTGCTGAAGTTGGGTTTCCACCCTGACCTGGGTTGGTGTTTGCCTTTACAGGAACAACACCAGCGTTAGCAGGAGCGCCAACTAGTGACGAGGTGGTGTACCCTGCGTTTGCAGCCAACTTCTTAACCTGAGTGGTCTCAATGAATACGGTGTCGTATAGACGGCCGATTTCACCAAGCATGAAGTTACCTGGAGCAGCGTACTTGGTAACTTCAATGAACTCTGGGTTCGAGCGAAGGTCACGAGACTGCTTAGGGTGGATGAACATAACGTAGGTCTCACCAATACGAGGGATGTTCTTACCAGCAAGGGTAAGAGCCGAGTCCTTGATAGCACCAGTGGTCAACTTGAAGTTACCGTCTAGAGCGCTAATCGAAGTACCTACGGTACCTTCGTCATAGTTGGTGGTTGCGCCGCCGCTAATAGCTGAACGGTCGTAACCGAAGGTAGCTGAAGTGGCTGCAGATAGGGTGTCACGAGCCTGTACGTCAAGGTACTGAGCCATGTGACGACCAAGCAAACGCGATGCTGAAGCCATTACATCGTCAAACGATGCGTTGAGCAACAACTCAGAAACAGCAACTGCGTAGCCGTGCTCTGCAACGGTGATAGCAATCTGCTCTGCGGTTAGCGCGTTAGTGGTCATACGAACGCCTTCGGTTAGTGGAGTTGGGTCCACTGCGAAGTTCTTGTAGCGAAGGAAGTTGACACGAAGACCAGGAGCTACACCGAGCTCAGTCTTCTTGACAGCAAACTGCTCAAAGCGAAGAATTGGCATCGCCTGGAACAGAATTTCCTTCGACCAGATGGTCTGAATAGCCTG